TGGATCCTCCGGTTCTGGACGGGCTGTCGGTTTCCCAGGCTGCGGGCATGTTTATCACCACGACGGCGGGTGCGTCCGACGTGGGGTCCGTCACCGTTGCGTCCAACAAACTCCAGTTTCGCCTTAACGCTGTGAGCGCAGCGTCCGCCGTTTACGTTTTCCATGTCAACTACCAGATTGTGTAACAGTCTGCTTTACGTTAGGTTTGCCACATGAGCGTGACCCTCTCCCCCCTTGCTGGCGCTGCGGCCCAGTTCTTTGACGATAACGGCGACCCGCTTACGGGCGGCAAGCTGTATACTTACGCTGCGGGCACGACGACGCCTAAAGCGACGTATACCGATTACACCGGCTCGCAGGCGCACGCCAACCCAATCATTCTGGACGCCGCTGGCCGAACGCCGTCAGAAGTTTGGTTGACCTTTGGCGATGCCTACAAGTTCATTTTGAAGGACAGCAACGACACGCTGGTCGGCACGTTCGACAACATCGAGGGCATCCCGCCCTTCTACACGGCCCGCGCTTGGGTGGTGTTCAACGGCACGTCGGGAGCCATAACCTCCAACCTGAACGTGAACAGCGTCGTCAGGAACGCGACGGGCAACTACACGATTACCTTTACCTCTGGCATCCTCGCCAACGCCAACTACGCCGTAAGCGGCTCGGCGCTAGGCACGACCAGCGTCGCCCCGTTCGTATTTGCCGACAACACGACGGCCCCCACTGCCGTGACGCTGCGCGTGCAGGTGCTGTCGCTCACCTGGCCGTCTGCATCGCCGGCCACGGCGGCCTACGACAGCACCCGCGTCAGCATCGCGGTGTTCGGGTGACGTAATGGATGAGGCCGCGCAATCCCTGATTGTCCACTTTGAGAACCTGGACCTGCCGCCCGAAGCGGCTGGCTGGCTCATGGACATCTGGCGCATGATCCAGATGCTGGACGATGTGGCGGACGGTGACCCGGTGACCCGGCCGGACCTCGACGCGGTCATCTGGTCCTCGCTGATCAGCATGCCAGCCAATCCGTTTTATCTTGCCAATTTTCAGTCTTTGCAAGCCGGGCTGGCGCTGCTGGTGATGAAGTGGAAGGCGTCGGACGACGCCGAACGCGCCGGTCAGGCGGATGCCCGGTCCTTCATCTGGCGCGCTGGGTACTATGACTTGGTGTTGTTGGTTGTCCTTTTGACGAAGGGGCACGCAACTGCTATGAAAGACGCCGTGAAAGTCATGCACTTGTACGGCGAAACGCTGCACGAATACCTGAAGGAGTTTATGCCATGCCGGGACCAGTAGCTGCGATTGCCGGCTCTGCGATTGTGGGCGCGGGGGCCAGCCTTTTTGGTTCGAGCCAAGCCTCCAAGTCTGCGGACAAGGCCGCCAAACAGCAAAAAAAGGCGGCTAAAATTGCAGCAGCGCAGCAAAAAGAAGCTCTTGAACGTCAGATTGGTCTTCAGGAACCCTTCCGTCAAGTCGGCGTCAATGCGTTGGCACAATATCCCAAGGCGGCTGAGTATACGCCGTTTGGTATGCCGCAGTTCCAGGCTGATCCGGGATACAACTTCCGTATGGCCGAGGGCATGAAGGCGCTGGAACGGTCGGCGGCGGCGCGCGGTCTGCTTCAATCCGGCGGCACGCTCAAGGGCATTCAGCAGTACGGCCAGAACCTCGCCAGCGACGAATACCAGAACGCCTTTCAGCGATACCTCACTGAGCGCCAAGCCAAGCTGTCTCCCTTGGAGTACCAGATTGGGCTGGGGCAGGCGGCTGCGTCGGGGCAGGCCGCAAACGTCGGCACGACGGCTGGCAGCATTAGCGAACTGACGCAGGCACTTGGCAACATCGGCGCCCAACGCGCGGTGGCGCAGGGCAATATCGCGGCGTCCACGGCGGGCAACATTGGCAACGCCCTCTCGCAAGGGGCGGGCGCGTATGGCGATTACATGTCCGCGCAGCCGTACCAGAATTATCTTCGGTCCATCACGCCGCAAGGCTTCTACTGAGGTGATCCATGCCTATTGACCCAAGCATCATCGGCAACGTCATGGCCCCGCAAGCGGTGCAGATGCCGGACATGAACGCCATGATGCGGACCCAGACACAGGGTATGGAGAACATCTACCAGATTGAAGCCGCGCGGGAAGCACAGGCGGCAGAACAGGCGAAGGCACAGGAAGCCGAGGCTATAAAGGCGCTATCGCCGGCAATTGCGGCGGCTTTTGAAGACCCTAGCGACGCCGGTCTGGACGCGGCGTTCAGTTTGGTGCCAGAGGCGTTTGGTGCGGCGGCCGACGAGCAGTTGACGCAGTTGCGCGCTATCCCCGACATCAACCGTCGCAAGGCCGTGATCCGCAGTGCCCTGCTACAGGACGATTATGGCCGTGCGTTGCTGGCCCAGCTTGAGCCCACCGCCAACATGCGCCTTCAGGAAGCGACGGCTGGCCGCCGCGCGGCGTTGGATGAGCGTCGTTTGACGCTAGATGAGGCCAAGCTAAAGGCCGAAGCCGAGGGCGGCGGCGTTTCCCCAGATGTTGCGGCGCGGCTTGAATTTGACCGCGAAAAACTTGCGGCTGAAAAAGCCGAGAAAGCAAAGATTGCCACTGGCGAAGCCCCGCCGACCGAACTGAAAAAAGGCGAACGGTGGAACGCTGAAAAGGGGCGCGTAGAAGCGGTTCCCGGAAGCGAAACGTATAACAAACAAAAGGCAGGGCACGCAAAAGATTTGCAGGGCGCCGCCAATGTTGACCGTCAGTTGCAGGATGTTGAAGACGCCGTTTCTGACCTTATGAAAACCTCCGATTGGCAGAAGATGACAAACACCGGCGCGGTAATGGCCCGGACGCCCAATATTCCGGGGCTGTCTAGCCTTACGGGTGGTTATGACTTTCAAACGAAACTTAAGAATTTGGAAGGTGTTCTTAAAACGCTTGGCCGCGCAGATGCTACGACTAGCGGCAAATTGGGCAACATGGCCATTCAAGAGTGGCGGTATGTTGCGGACGCGATTGCTAACCTTGACTTGACCAACATGGATACTGACGACCTTAACGACCAGCTTGATATCATCATGAGTAAGGCCCGCGAAATTCGGGCTAACATTCAGGGTGGGTATGAACAGGAATGGGGCGGGTCGCAGTTTTATTCGGAGTTTCCGAAATCTCAAAAGCGCGTAAAAGCAAAAGGCGGCCGCCCAGGTGGCGTAGGGCCGGATTGGACGTTGGAAACAGACGCGGACGGTAACAAGGCGTGGGTTAGCCCAGACAGGCAAAATTTCATTGAGGTTGACTGATGGCTTTTGATCTGAACACGGCGCGGCCTGTTAAGCGTGGGTTTGACCTAGCTACCGCTAAGCCCGTCGAAGAGCCTTCATACGCAGAAACAGCCGCCGGTGTAGTTACCGACATACCGACTACGGTATCTAACATCCCGCGCAGCGCTGCCAACCTAGCCGGCGGCATTTACGAAGCCGTTACCAACCCCATCGAAACCATCTCGTCAATGGCCGACATCGGTGCGGGCGGCATCCGCAACGCGGCTATTCTAGCGGAACGCAACGGAGCGCTGCCGCAGGGCAGCGTTGATTTTCTTGATAGTTTGAGTGACCCGGCAGGCGCCGCTGCCGCGTCGGAAAAAGCAGCAGCGTTTGGCGGCGTCATTGCCGACCGCTGGGGCAGCGCCGAAAAGATCCGCCGCACGCTGCGCGAAGACCCGGTAGGCTTTCTGGGTGATCTCGCCACCGTCGTAACGGGTGTTGGCGGCGCGGCGCGCGCTGGCGGTTTGGCAAACGTCGGCGGCAAAGTCGGCGCGGTGGCGAACGCTATTGATCCGATTACGCTGGCGGGCAAAGGCGTGAGCGCTGCGGGCCAACAGATCAATCGCATGGCGCTCCCACAAACCGGGACTGCAGTACAAAGCGCCATAAATTTTCTGCCTAAAGTCGTGCAGCAAGTTGAGACGACAGGACGCCGCGTGTTGGCCGGGCCAAAAGCGCGAGCTTTGGCGGACATCACCGAAGGCCAGAACGTAAACGCGCTTATCTCCGCGTTGGAAAAACCAAGCGTGTTTCCGCGCACGGCTGCTGAAGCCGTTGCGCCCACAGGCGCGGCAGAGTATGTCGCACTGCAACAGCGTCTGGCTGAACGGGGTGGCGCGGCGTCGGCTAAACAAGCGACAAAAGCCAAGCGGGCTATCGAAGCGCCGATTGCCAATATCAAGGGCACTCCTGCGCAACGCCAGGCGGCAGTCGATAAGCGCGCAGCTATGGCTGATCCCTTTTATGAGGCTGCCGATAAGTCATTCCTCAAAGAAGACGCAACGTTGCGCGAGTTGCTGGGGCGCCCTGAAGTGGCGGCGGCGGCGAAAAAAGCCGCTGCTGACGCGCGCAGCGAACGACGGGTGGCGGTTACAGGTGAAACGCGGGGGGCGACTACAAACCGCGTAGAAGCGGGCGTTACCGAAGATTTCCGGCCCATATACAAAGATGTAACAACGCCCGCTACAACGGCTGAGTACAACGGCAAGTATCTGTCCGACATCATTGAAGAGATGAAGGCGGAGTATAAAGCTAATGTCAAAAACCCGGCTGCCGCGCAGTCAAACCGGATACTCTGGAATACCGTCCAAGAGATGGAAAAGTGGTATGGAGATCGGTCGCCGGAACGCAAGGCGGCCAAAGAACTTTTTGAGATGTATAGCAAGCCCATCAACCGTACAGATGCGGCGGCGTTTATTTTTGACGAGTTGTCTCCCACGACAAAACGGGGCACGACAGATTTGGACTTCAACGCTTTTGCCAAAGCGCTTGAGGACGAGCGAGACACTATCACGAAAGCGCTGAACTGGTCGTCAACGTCTAAAAAGTTTAAGGACGTACTTAACCAGAACGACATTAACGCTATCAAAGCAATCGACGCCGAACGCCTCAATAAGAACCTTACGCAAGATTTGGAGAAGTTTGGTCGTGAGCGCGCGTCTGGCGTCGTTAGCGACGTGTTCGCAACGCCTAACACCGGAAGCTGGCTCAATCGTTTTATGACCTTGTTCAACATGGTCAAACGATTGGTTGGCGCTAAACTGAGCGACAAGGCGATTGCTGAAATGTCGCTTGAGGCGCTAGATCCTAAGCTGGCCGCCAAAGCGCTTAAAGAGATGCAGACAAAGCTAAAGCCCGCGCCCGTTCGTCAGATGCCGGGTATGTCTGCGGCGCCTGCACCGGTCAAGAAAGCCGCTAAAGTCGCAAGCGCTGTTAAGGCTGGCATAAGAGAACTGCCGCGTCCGTCCAAGCCCGGTTTGACTGCAACGGGCACGGTAGCCAACACGTTGGCGCAAGCCCGCGAAGATAACCCGAATGCGTTTTTGACCGATGCGTATGGCCGTACATACGAATATCCTACGAGGTGAGGACGTGGACTATCAGGTGTTGTTCAACCTCGCCGTAGGGGCGGTGAGCGTTACAGGAGGGTGGGTCTTGAGCCGCGTGTATCACAGTCTGGACCGTTTGGACGAAGACGTGCGGAAAATCCCGATGAACTACGTTCAGAAGGATGACTTCAAGTCGGCCGTTGCGGACATCAAGAACGACATCCGTACCGGGTTCGCCCAGGTGGACCGCACGCTGAACAGCCTCTTCGACCGCGTCAACGAGAAGGCCGACAAGCCATGAAGGTCAACGCCGCAGGTCTGGACTTGATCAAGAGCTTTGAGGGCCTTCGCCTGAAAGCGTACAAGTGCAGCGCGGGCGTGGACACCATCGGTTACGGCCACACGTCGGCAGCCGGCGAACCCAAGGTGACGCCGCGCATGACGATCACGGCCGCCGAGGCCGAGAAGATACTGGCCCGCGACTTGGGCAAGTATGAGCAGGCGGTCGATAAGGCCGTCACCGTCAAGCCGACGCCCAACCAGTTTTCCGCAATGGTCAGCCTTTGCTACAACATCGGCCCCGGCAACTTTGCAGGCGCGTCGGTTGTGCGGCGCCTGAACGCAGGCGACGTCAAGGGCGCCGCCGAGGCGTTCCTGTTGTGGAACAAGGTTCATGGCCGCGCGTTGGCGGGGCTGACCCGCCGCCGTGAGGCTGAACGCAAACTATTCTTAACCCCGGAGTGAATAACATGACTGCACATAAGGCCGTAGCTGCCTTCATCACCAGCCTTGTGGCCCTCATTGGCCTGTTCGGCATCTCGACCGGCTGGGTGACGCCCAGCCTGATCGACAGCGTGTCGGTCATCCTTGGCGCGGTCCTGACCGCCGTCGTCACCTACATGGTCCCGAACCAGCCCAAGGTATGACCTGGCTGGAGA